CCGCCTAGCCCCATGTTGAATGCCATGTTGAGGAGCGCCCCTTTTCTCACGTCGTCCAGCGCCGCGGTCCAGGGCAACTTCGCTTGCAAGTCTGCGGTGGCGTCGGCGATGTCGTTGGCGAGCAGCAGTTGCGCTTCCTGGAAGCTGATCCCTTTGTCCGAGAGATTGCGTCCCACCCCGATCGTGAGTTTCCCCACCGAGTCGGGGTAGGGCTTCAGGCGCAGCTCCTCGTCGCGCACGAGCTGGTCTTTTAAATTGGAGATCATGTTCTAAGAAACTCGGAAGCGGGCGTTCATAGCTTTGAGTTAAGGCGGGGAAGGGAACTCAGTTCGGGTTGCCCTGGCACTTCCAGTCGACCACCGCGGTGTCGGAATTCACGCTCGACTTCGGCCGCAATCCGGAGCTGCTGCGCTGGCTCGAAAGAAATCCCGTCAGGTTGCCCGTGCCCGTCCAGGTCACCACGCAGCTCGGCGTCGTCGCATACGCGGTCGCGAAGGTGATCGCCGGGCACTGGCCTGAGGTCATCGTGCAAGTCCCGCTGGTGTCGCCGATCGCAAGCGTCTTCGTGTACGGGCCGAAGCAGCTGGTCGTGTTCTGGATGCAGACCGTGTAGGAGTATTTCCCCGGCGCGGCCCAGAATCCTAAATTTCCTTGCGCATCTCCGGTCGCCTGGCAGGCGGAGGGCTGCGGGTCGGGAGTATCTTGGCTGCCGTTCGGGCAAGCGGCTCCGCTCGACGTGTAGGTGGTCGCGTAGTTGGTGCAGGGCAGATTGTTCGCCGGATAGTTGCAGACCGCGAGCACGGGCAGGTTGGGCGCGGTGTTGGCGACCAGAAAGGGGGTGGTGTACTGCGAGGTGATGGAAGGGAAGGCGACGGTCGCGCGCACGTTCTGGGCTTCGCTCGGGACGAGCCAACACAGAATCAGCGCTGCTGCGAAGAGAAAAAGAGAAGAATGGCGTTTCATAAAATTCAGTAGGTGACCCAGTTGGTCCCGTTGCACATCACCGGCGATTCCACCGCGCCGCCGCTCGTATAGGTTCCCAGAAAAGTGGGAGTCGTTGCATCGCTGACTACGGTACGGCCGCCATTGCGGGCGGCATTGCAGGCGGGAATTGCGGTTCCCGCGGCGCTGTAAATTACGCTCGGGATGAGAACTCCCTTCATGGTCACATCGCCGGAATAGTCGACATTGACCACCGAGGTTCCGGGCGCACTCTGAAAATCGGCGATTAGATTTGTTCCGGTCAGGTTGGTTGCGGTGAGAGTCGGGGCCACCGTAAACGCAGTGGTCGCGCCGGTTGAAGTACCTTTGATGGTAGGGGCAACGTAAAGGCCGAAAAAAGAGGAGCTGCCCGAGCCGGGAATGAACTCTCCTCCGATGGAGACCGAGTAATTGGCGGACGAACCGGAAGCGGGAGAAAAGATTTCGTGCCCGAGTCCCGTGGCTCCGATTCCGCTGATCACCGTGCCGTAATTCGGTCCGGTCACGTTGGTGCGCGCGTTGCCGTTGGCCCCGATATCCACATCGGCTCCCGCGACACTGCCCTCATTGCCCACCAGTCCCGCCGCGGTGTTGGTGATCACGGTGAAGAATTCAAACACTTGGTTGTAGGTCACTCCGTCGCTCGGCTGGAAACCGATTTGCCCGTCATCGCTCAACAGCCCCAAATTATCGTGATCGAACGTCACCTGCGGATCGGACTGCGCTGTAGTGCCGCTTCCGCCCAGGATGATCCCCCCGCCGCCGCCCGTAAATCCCGTGATCGAACCCACGCGGTCGATGATCAACGTCGGGAGAACATCGCCCGTTCCCGCCTTGCTGTAAATCCTCCACGGGATGTTCACCGAAGCCGAACCATTCCAGTTGTTGGTGACGAAGTCGATTTCTGGCGAAGTGAAGACCGAGCTTGCGGTCGCCACTCCGGGGTTGACGAGTTGGAATTGCCCGACCGGTGCCGAGCCCGCCATCTGTTCGAGCGTGAGTGCGCTGATCGCCGCCGAAGCCGTGACCGTCGTTTCCGCCGCGCTGCCTTGGTTCGCATGGTTGGTCGGATCGTCGAAGGTGATCGAAGTCGAAGAGTTAGTGATCAGGGAAACCGGGAGCCCGTTGAGCCAGGTGCACGTCGTAAATCCCTGGAAGGTGACGATCGCCCCGACTCCGATGAAGCCCGATTGATTGTTCGGAAACACCGTCATCCCCGTGCCGGTAAGAGTGACCACTCCGGAAGTTTCCGCGCAATGGGAAACGAGGCCTGCCGCCATCGTGGTCGAAGTGCCGGGCACATCCTGCAGCGTCCAGCCGTCTGTCGCCGAAGCGAGCGAAGGTCCCCACCAGGTGCCCTGGAGTTCCGGAATCGGCGAGGATTGCGGCGTCGAGGACGTCGCCGCGGTGGTGTTCGCCCACTGCCAGATCGCAGCCGCCGTCTGATCGAAGGTGGTCGTGTGCGTCCCGTTCTGGATGGACATATTCGCGGTGGCGTTCGAGAGCAGGTTCCAGGCCAAGCCGCTGCTCCCCCCGCCGCCAATCACGGAAGCATTGACCGCCCCGCTCGGATTGAGATAGACGTTCGCCGTGCCCGAGGCATACGAACTCACGCACAGCAGGAAAGTGTCGAAGCCCGCGACCGCCGCCACATAATTTCCCGTGCTGGTGATGGTCGCCTGTGCCGTGTTCGATGTGGTTGGTGTGACCTGGGTATTGCCGGGGGCTTGACCGGCGATCGAAACTTCGGGCTGCAGCGTCGCCGAAAATGTTCCGGTGACCGTGATGCCGACCGTCGCCAGATCCGTGACGCCGATGGTGGCGCACTGGTTGGCCCCGTTGAGCGTGAAGTTTTTCGCCAGGCTTTGCCCGAAGCCGGGCGGGGCCAGCGCGAGAGCGAACAGAGTGAACAGAAAACGGCGAAGGTACATAGAGAGAATCCTTTCGTGAGCAGAATGGGAAGTGGTTTTACGGCGCGCCCATCACGGTGATATAAACCCCCACCGCGCTGTCGCCCACATTCACCGTGCATTGCGTGGTCGAGGGCGCGCTCGCCAGGTTGCAGCTTCCGGTGTCGCCCGATCCGCCGGAGAGCGGCGTGCACATGCAAATGGGCGCGCTCGAGTACGCGATCGGATAGGTGAAGGTGAACGTTCCGCCGCCGCTTGAGGGCATGGCGCTCGATTGAATCAGGGGCGGATCGGCGCCGTTGGCAATCTGGCACCAGCTGTTGGTTCCATCGCCATGACAGGTCGCCACCGTATAGGGCGCGAGCGTGATCGAGGCTTGGCCGTTGACGTTGCCGGAATCGCCCGCGAGAGTGAGCGTGTGCGCGGTCGCGTCGGTGCGCGTGATCTCCCAGTAGTTGCCCACGATGGCATGCGGAATCGAAACCGTGAAACTGCCGCCGCTGGCCGAGACATGGATCTTGCAGTCGGATGCGAGCAGAGTGTACGTCGAGGTTTTCGAGGTGACGGCGCAATTCCAGCCCGCGAACGTGGGATCTCCGTTGAGCGCGGCGGTCGCTCCGGTGCCGGTGGTCGCGCTCACTGGGGTCGAGTTGATCTCGAGCACGTTGCCATTGACCGCGGCGTTCAAGGTTTTGTTCTGGAAGACGTCGGTGGTGAGCGCGCCGACCACCTGGTCCTGGCCGGCGTCATTGTTGTCGAAGTTGAAGCGATGCGTCACCGCATCGCACCACATCAAATCTTCGCCGAGAACCCCGGCCACCACTCCGTCCTCGACGCATCCAAATCCCCCATTCAACAGGGAAAGCCCGCTGACCGTGAGCGGCCCGAGATCGACGATCGAGGTTGCGATGATGGAGCCCACGAAAATGCTGCCGCCCGAAACGCAAGGACCGACCGCGGTGGCGTTGGTCCCGTTGTAGATGAACATCTGCTGGGTGACGGAATTCGCCGCCGAGTTGATGTTGCAGCCGCCCACCGAGTTCGCCGGCCAGGAGAAGGTGTGTCCTCCGCTTCCATCCTGGGTGATCTGAAACACTACATAGCTCGGCGGGGTGACGCCGACGAAAGTTAAAGGCTGCGCGGATGCATTGCCGGTAAGGGTGATTTCAAAGAGCTGATTCTGGGCCGCGACCATGAAGGCCGGCGTCGCGGAGTAGGGAACGATGGTGGTGAGCGTCGTCGATCCGCCGCCCACGCCGTTCAGGAATCCGATGGTCGAGCCGGTGCTGCAGTTCGATCCGCCGGCCGATTTCACCACCAGCGAATAGGAGACGCCCGCCTGCAGCCACATCGAATAGGTTCCCGATGCGGACAGGATCAGCGGATTCGCGTTGAGCGTGGTCCCGGTGTAATCGGTGTAGGTCGCAAGCGGCGTGGAAGTCGCAACTTCGTAGCTGAAAATGCAGCCGAAGGCCAGCGGCTGACCGTTCCCGTTGAAAAGCTGCTGGATGGGGAGCGGGGAGAGCACGACCGGCGTCTGGGCCTGGCCGCGGCAGCAAAGTACCCAGCACGACAGTAACAGCCAGGTAATCAGCCAGGCGTGCCATGGAAAGCGGGGCCGCGGTGAGCGAGAATTACAAGTGAGCATGAACGACTCCATCGAATACGAACTCGTGAACTGGCAGCCGCGCGAGGTCTGGAAATGCCAGGGCGGCTGCGGGAAATATCGTCATCGCAACGTGGTGAAAGGAATTCTGCCGGCCGTCTGTTGTGGAGTGCCTGCCAAGCTGATCGATCGCTACAGCCAGCCGATCGCCTTCACGGTGTCGGAACCACTTCTGGGCTCGGCGCCGGCATCCGGCGAACCACGATAGGAATCCGTTCAATCCCCGCCTGATGCGCTGCCAGGGCACGGCCGCGGCCATCTACGTCGATGATGTTGTTTCCCGCGTCTCTGGTTTCCATGACCGGTTCGACTGCCTGGCCGTTCTTGAATCGTTTCGTCATGTCGGCGATGGCCGCCGCGCTCTCTTCTGGCTTCATGCCCCGCGTCTGTTCGCGACCTTCGGCGAAACTTTCCGGATCCACGCCCCAGCGGTCGAGCAGGTCTTTCGGGGCGGCTGTGGTCATTACGCCCGCGCCAGGCTCTGGGGCGGCTTCTATTGCGCCGGGCTGGGCATTGCCGGCAGCGACCGCCTTCCTGGCCCGTACGAAGTCGAGACTGTCCTGCAGCTGTTGGGTGAGATCGGGCTCAGCCGTCCCTGGCGCGGCCGTCTCCTGTTTCGCGATCCGACCGGCGATGCCTTTCAGCCGCTCGAGCAGCTCGTCGCCGCTCGGGCCTGGTTCAGCAGCTGGCGTCTCGGCCGCGGCTGGTTTCGGGGCAGGTTGGGCGGCTGTCGTCTCGGTTGGGGCGGGTTTCGTCTCGACCGGCGCCGCGGCTTGCTGCTTCGCGGCGACCACATCGGAGAATTCCGGGCGGCCGGTGGCGGGGTCGGTGACGATCGACCGCGGCTGGCTGAGACCTTGCGCCTGCGTCTGCACTCGGTCGTTGGGACCGAGAGCGGTCGATTGCTTGACTGTCTTTGCTTTCGGTTTAGGGAGCGGTGCGGCTGGCTCTTCCGCGGGGGCTGCACCTTCCGCTGGCGCTTCGTATTGTGGCGCGACTTCTGGGCCACCGGTCACCCGATTCGGCAAGCCGAAGCCTTCGCCGGGGATGCGCACTTGGGGCAGAATTTCCCGCCCTGCCATCGCGCCTGCAGCGCCTCCGACTTCCGCACCTACATGTCCGCCGAGATATCCGCCAACGGCCGCGCCCGCGGTGCCGCCAATTGTTCCCGGAGCTTTTGCGAGTCCTTTGTTGATTCCGCGGACGGTCGCCCGAACCGCTGGCGCTGCTCCCTCCACAACTGCGGGAACAGCCCTCGCGACTCCCTCCGTTCCGATTGCAGTGAGCGCTTGTCCCGCGCCTTCCGCCGCGGTTTTCTCCGCCGCATTCGCATAAGTTCCCGCCGGATCGGCCGATTGATTGATGTCATGAATCGCCGCGGCTACGTGCGTGGCATCGGAGGCGGTGTGCCCGAGGCCGCGCAACATCCGGTAGGTCTGCAGCGCCGGAGGGCCGCCGATAACGAAAACACCTTTCTCGGTTGCGTCCTGGGGCAGCGTGCCGACAGAATCGTAAACGCCCTTGATCGCGTCCTTCGTGCCCTGGGCTACATCGTTCAAGCCGTGGATGGTCGCGCCGACCACTCCCGCGGGCCCGGTATAGCCCATATATTCTTTGTCGGTTTTCTCCGTGGGCTGGGTGAGAACCTGCATCACCGAGGGCTGGGCGGTTTTCGTCGTCGTCGTCCCCGCCGCGGGTTCGTACTTCGAGAAATCGATCGAAGTGCCAGCCGGTGCTGCGCTCTCGTACTTGGAGAAATCAATCGGCTGTGCGCTCATCTTGTTTCCGAACTTCGCCCCGACTTCGCGCCCCATCTCCGGCTGAACATCCGCGGCCGCGGGATTCGACACATCCATCTGCGGCGTGCCCGACCAGTTGCCGCGCTGAAACGAAACTCCTTCGGGCAAGCGCGTGGGATCGATCGGAGCGTCGGTGTCCGCCCGCGGTTGAATGTGGGTTGGGTTGGGGAAAACCGGACCATTGAAATTCGCGGGTGCGCCCTGGTCGTCGTCTTCGAGGCCTGCCGCGATGCGCTGTTGTTTGGTGAGCGCCGCATATTCGGCATCGGTGAGCGGCCGCCGGCGTTGGCTTGGTGGGAGAGTTTGATATTTCTCCCAGCTGATCGTCGCGGTGCTCACTGGATCGTGTAGCCGGCTGCCTTGGCCTGGCGCGTCGCTTCCTGAATCGAGACGCCGTGATCTTTCGCCGCCTGTGCGATGGCAGCCTGGCTGAGAGTCTTCTGCGCGCCCTGATTCGAATTACCGCCGCCAAAGTTCGGCTTGCCCTGCATGCCCAGATCGACTTGCTGTTTCAGCGCGTCGCGTTTCGAGTTCATCAGGTGGATCGCGTTGTCGATTGCGCCCTTGAGCTGCGCCGGTGAATTCGCCGCGGAGAACGGTTCCTGCACCGCTTTGATTTCCGCATCCGTCGCCTCTCCGCCTTTGAACACTTTCGAAATTTCGCCGGAGAGTGCGTTTTTGATGACGTTGAAGTTGGTCGTCTTGTCCGAGCCGAACTGATAGCCGAGCGCATTGCCCAACTTGTTCAGCGTCGGCATGTCGCCATTGTTGAGCGCGTCCGCAGCTTGCGAGAGTTGCTGCGCGTGCGAGATCGCGGTGTTGTAAGCGGTGATGTTTTTTCCGATGTCGCCCGAGGTCGCGCTCTTTATAAGGGCCTGGCGCGTCGCATAAATCTGCTGCTGGTACTCGGGGTAAGCTGCGCCCAGGTTCTTCAGGAATTTCTCTTTCGCCGCCGGGGGAACGCGCTGCAGTGCGGTCGCGAGATCGATGCGGTTCTGTCCCACCATGTCGATCATGGGATCGCCTGCTTCGCCGTAGTTGCCCAACTGCGCCTGTTGCCGCGCTTGCGCCGTCGCCTTGGCGACATCGACCTTGCCCTGTTGAATCTGCGGGTTGGTGGCGACCGCGATGTCTTTGTTGACTCCGAGTTGGCTCTGGTAGGCCTGCTCCACGAATTTCTTCGCGGAGTCAATATCGCCGCGCGAGAGGGCCGCATTCACCTGGCCTTTGACGAACTGATTCTGGGCTTGCCCTTGCGCGCCGGTCGGCGGGATCAGAGCATCGACCTGTTTGTCGAAGTCGCCGGGCTTTGAATTCGCGGTGAGCGAGTTGACGAATTCCTGGTGCGCGGCCTGCGCGTTGTCGAGGCGAGCTTTCGCGTTCTCCTGCGCGGCCTGGCGATCCTTCGAGGCCTGCTCGACGAAGGCGGAATGCAACTGAATCGGGGCCAGATGCTGGGCGAACACATCGTCGCCGGGATATTCGATCGGTTCCTTCGAAACGTCAATGCCCGCGGAGGACAGGCGGTGCAGCCCTTGCTGGTAGATGGCGTTTTTATCTTGCGGTGCGGCCTGGGTGATGGCGTCGTGCACGCCCTGGAACAGGTCGGCCTTCTTCTGCTCCTGGGCGAACTGGTCGTCGGACATTTTTAAATAGTTTTGCCGCTGCGCGATCAGGCTCTGCTGCATCTTCAGCGCGCCCTCACCCGAGCCGCCGTTCTGCACGAACATTTTGGGAATGTCCGTGATCGTGTTTTTGTTGGGATCGAATTGGGTGATGAGTTTGGTCTGCGCGTCCTGGTCATTCAGTTGCCGCTGCTGGGCCTGCATTTCGAGCGCGCGCTGCTGCATTTCCTGCTTTGACGCTGCGGTCTGCTGCTGCAGGGCGGCGGCGCGGGCGTACTCCGCCGCGGCGTTTTGCGGCATCTGGGCGATCTGAATCGCGTCGCCTGCGATGTTTGGAGCGGGGATCGTTCCCATAACCTAGAGTCCTCCTGCAAACATCTGCGCGCCCTGGGCTGCTCCCGAGATCGCGCTCGAATAGCCCGCGGCCTGGCCGAGAATTCCTCCCGCGCGCGCGGCTGCTGCGTTGTTCTCCTGCTGCGCGATTTCCTGCCCGCTGGTCAGATCGATGTTCGCGGTGTTCCCGGCGGTGGTGAGATTGGCCTGGCCCAGTTGTCCGGTCGAGCTGAGGCCGAGATTCGTTCCCGCGGTCAGGGTGCTGGCATTCGCCTGGTAGGCGTTGAGGGCGTTGTTATAGGTCTGCTGGTAAGCGTTCTGCGCGAGGTTCTGGCCGTACTGCTGCAGCGCGACGCCGGTGTTGCCCGACATCAGCGTGCCATTCGCGGCCGCGTTTTCATCGAGCGCCTGGGTGCCTTGCTGCAACTGGAACTGGTAGCCGGGCGTCTGCTCGGCTTGCTGCAGGGTCGGAGCCTGGAAGCCGTTCGCGAGCAGCGTGTTCAGACCGTTGGCGCTGGTCGCGCCCAGCGTCTGGTAGGGTTGATTGGCGGCGGTGACGTTGGCGAGCGCGGTCTGCTGCGCCGTGTTCGCGTTCGTCTGGTTGGTGCCGATGGTGTTTTCGGCTTGCTGCGCGCCCTGCTCTTCGGCTTGCGCGGCGTTACCGGCTGCGTTGGCCGAGAGAAGTCCGCCTGCGATTCCTGCGACGAATGACATAGGTTATTCCGGGGTGTTAAGGTGTCGAGATGAAAAAGTTCGAGTACCGCTACGTGCAGCCCTCGGCTTATTCCGAACAATGGCTCAACGAAATCGGAGCCGAAGGCTGGGAATTCGCGTGGGCCAACAATCAGGGCGGCTTATGGTTTAAGCGCGAGATTCCACAGATTCATCCTGACGCGATAAGAGATCGGGTTTAGAAATTCCGAGGCACACCTGATCGAGCAGGCGGCCGCCGCGTAAGGTCGAGCGCTTGTTGATCCCGTAGAACTCAAATCCGGCGCGGCGCGCGAAGCGAATCCCGAGATGATTGTCGCGGGGCACTTCGCCGACCAACCGCCGGGCTTTGGTTTCGCGCCACATCCACGCCAGCATTTCCTTAAACGCCGTCAAAGCCAAATTTCCGTAACTGCGCGGCAGGAAGGCCATGTGCGCGCCGTATTGCACGTGGGTTTGCGGGATGAAGGCGGCGAAGCCGAAAATTCCCTGATCGTCTTTCGCCAGCAAATAAATCAGCAACTCGCTCTCGGTGGGCTTCCAGCTCTCGCGGTCGTTCGTGTAATCGTCGGAGATGCTGGGGAAGATGCGCGGGTGCAGCGCCAGCTTGCGGATCGCCGCGTAATCGCGGGAGCGAAACACGATGAAGCTGGGCGCAGGTAAGGAAATAATCTCCCGCGGCTCGCCATGCTGCTCTTCGAGAACGTGCATGTCGCGATCCGTCATCTGCCCGTCTTCGGTCATCCGACCTTCCACCAGTTGGTCCCGTCGCTCTTGATCTTCAAAAAGGAAAACTGCGCGGTCAGCGTGTAGGGGCCGCCTTGAACGCCGTTCAGCGTGTACACGTTGGCATCGTTCGAAGTCTTGACGTAGGTGATCTCTTTGCATTGCCCGCTCTGCCCCGAGGTTTGAATGCCTGCGGTCGGGGGATCTTCGGCATAGCTGCCCGCAGAGCTGTCGACTTCGTAGAGCGGTTGCAGATTCTGGGTGATCAGCAGCCACTGGTGATCCGCCGGGGACAGGTTCGAGTTCTGCGTGGTCGGCGGCGGCGGAAGATAGGGAGTGGTGGGCATCAGGTCTCAGTTCTTCTGCACCGTCGCCTCAAAAAACGCATTCGTGAAATACCACGGATAGGGATCGGACCAGGTGACTTCCCACACTCGCTTGCGGGCGCGGCCAAGCATGCGTTTGATCACGCGCTTTCCGTACTGGCCCTGCATCCCCACGCTCAAGAAATATGTCTTCGACCAGGTCTGCCCGCTGTCGTTCGACCAGCGCAGCATGAGCTGAGGCGGGCGCGGGTTGCCGTCGCCATCAAGGAGTGGCACGCCGGGCGCGAGTCCGGTTCCCAGCACGAACTCAATCTGCTCGTAGTAAATCCACTTGTTGGCTTTGCCCGTCGTCGGGGTTCGCCGCCAGCCGCGGATCGTGTTGCCGAAGTCGGTCAGATATTTCGAGCTCAAGTCGTAAATATTTCCCGAGGCCCAGTCGCCGACGAGATGCTTGCCGAAGTTGTAGGTGTGGCAGATGGCCCGATCCATGATGTAGGTTCCGTTGGCCTCGACCCAGAAGCCGCGCTGGTGCCAGAGTTGCGCCGTGATGTCGTACACCCAGCTCTGATTCGCGGTGGGGAAGTCGATCACCCAGAAGGTGTGCCCGTTTTCCTGATAGGTCCAACCCACGGCATCGTCGTAGACCGCGAAGCGCTGCCAGGCCAGCTCGATCGCGTGCGTCGAAACCCGCTGCCCGTTGTAGCCGTTGGCAAACATGGCGACCAGGGCGCCGCGCTCGTCCTGCGAGAGCCAGAACACCACTTCGTCGGCCTGCACCATGGCGAAGGTCGCGCCCGAGCCCACTTCGGCGAACGCGCCCTGAATCGGAATGAAGACCGGGAAGCCCGCGCCGCCGTTGTAGTACCACACGCTCTTTTTTGCCGAGGCGAACTGAATCTGGCGGTGGTCCGAGATCATGGAGACGATGTTGTCGGGGAAATAGCTCAGGGTGGCGATGTTCAACCCGTTCCATGTGGTTGCGTCCTCTAAATTCGATTGCTGGAAGGTGTGCGAGCCCTGCAAGGTCGCGATAATATAGCCGTCGCAGAAGTCGATGGTGAGCACCGGGCCGTTGAACTGCGCCATGTTCACGGCGACGAAGACGTTGGTCGAGAGCGTGAGCACGAACAGGTTGCCGTTGTTCGAGACCACGAGCTGTGTTTCGTTGGCGGTGATCTTGGTGATCAGGCTCGGCGGCGCACCGAGAGAGCCGCGATTGATCATCGCTCCGGATGCGTCGAGTTCCCATAAAAACGAAGCCGCGAAAAAGGTCCGGCCGTTGACCGTGAATCCGCCGGGCACCGCGCCTTCCGGAAGCTGCGCGAAAATCTTGCGGCCGGGCGTTTGCAGCAGCGCTTTCGGCGTGGCGGCGTTTTCGCTTCCCGACACTTCGACGTAGCAGTTCATCGCCAGCTCGTCGTCGATCACCGGCGAGATCGCGGTGTAGCTGGGGCCAACAAAACCGAAGGGAGCGGCTTGCGGCATGGGATTAGAATTGCGGGGTGAAAATCTTCGTTCTGATCTCGACGGCAATCGGCTCGTTGGTTGCGATTGCAGCGCGGCACGACATCACCGAGTTCGGGGGATGGGTGCGTTTGGGAATCACGCTCGGATTCGCGGCGATGCTGATCGGATTGGTCATGCGTTAGCTTTTGTGCGGCCCGAGGATCACGGGCACTGCCTCAGTCAGGTGCTTCGCCAGAAAATCCGCTTCACTCAAACTCAGATCGGCCCGCGGAACTTTCACGGTGTGCCACACCGCCGCCTTTTTCGGATCGCGATGTTCTTTGGGATCGTGCAGGCGCACCGTCAGCGTCAGCAGGTCCGGACCGGGCGGCTCATCGACGAAGATGATCTTTTTCGCGTCCGGATCCCAGACGCGCATCTTGCCGGGGGGGACTTCGAGCGGGGGAGCGGGGACGAGATCAGGCATGGAGTAGAATTCGCTTTTGGGGTAGTAGCGCTTGGTCACCGACCGCAAAGGGGAGCGATCCCCAGACTGCTGAGAGTCGCAAATGCGGAAGCACTTCAGCGCGAGGCGGTCAGCAGCCGTCAGCCCCGTCAAATTTTATGAACCGCCGCAACTTCCTCTCCCTGTTTTCCGCTGGTGTCGCTGGCCTCGCGCTGGAGCAGGCGATCCCGCTGGGGCGGGTGTGGAGTTTCCCGAAAAAGATCGTGATCGCGCGACCAGTTGAAGTCGGAGCATTTTCAGACGGTGAAGCCTTCGCGGTTCTGAACTCGGCGAACGAAATATGGTTCTACGATCAAACCGGAAAACTCTGGAGATGGGGCAACACGCCGAAACCTGTCTGTGTCGGCCATCCGATTGATGTATCAAAAATCAACTTCACTGCGGCCTTCCCCCCGGATAATTCCCATACGCCCAGTTGAAATCCTGTTTCTGTCCGCTCGGTTTTGCTCTTGGCATCCCTGCATCCTGGGTCACAATGCGCGGCGACTTCGCGTTGTTCCCGAACACCGCCGCCCTCGCCTGCAAGGCTGAGTTCGCAAGCTCCGGAGAGCCTTCGCGCTGCGCTCCGGGCAATAGCAACTCGGCCAGCGTGAGCATGAGCGCCGCGCGGTAGGCCGGAGGCAGCGTGCCCGGTCCTCCCGGTCCGCCGATGGGGTCTTGAATCGAGACGAACTGCGCGATCATTTGCCAGATTTCGAGGCGCACCTGCCGCGAGATGTTGCACACCGGCCAGAAGTAAATCGAGCCATCGGGCGAAGTCGGATCGTAGTAGAGATCGGTCGGGACATTGGTTTGGATGTTTTTGACCTGCTGCGCCGCCCACCATTGCCGGTCGCGAATGTTGATCGGCAGATCGACCAGTCCGGGATCGGAAAGCGAAACCACGTTTTGCAGCAGCAGATTCGCCGATTCGATGCGCACCGGGCGGGGCTGGCCTTTGGTCGAGAAAATTGCCGTCGCGCTCGGCCCGAAGCTCACCGGATTCGTGTTGGCGGGCAGGCTGTACACGTTGAAGGCGTAGGAATAGACGTAGAACTGCTTCGCCTGCCACACATCGATCAGATAGTTCAGCTTGCGGAAGGCCCATTGCGCTTCGTCGTTGCCGGGGGTTTCGCCGGGCGGGACCGCGCCGATCTCGATCAGCGAGTCGGTGATCAGGTCCAGCACCGTGTACGACAACGGGGCCGGGGGATTGACGGGAGGGCCGATGGGAGACATGGGTTAGAATTCGGAAATGGATCGGCGACGATTTCTTCAGTGGCTCGGTTTGGGAGCTGGAGCGGTTGCGTTAGAGCAGGCGATCCCGCTGAATCGTGTCTGGTCGTTCCCGAAAAATATCGTTGTAATGTCGCCGGGCGCTATTCGGTTGGAGCCCGGAGAGGCGGTGCAGTTCATCAAGGCGTGGGATCCAGAGCGAGCACGAATGTTATGCCGACTCGACGTTCTATTTGGCTTCAATCCTTATCCCGATTCGCTGGCGATCACAAACCAGAGCGGAAGAGCGATCACAGTGCCGCTGCCTGAACACTTTCCCCACGTTCCACCACTAGCGGTCGAAATGCTCTGCGCCGAACTGAAGGAGCGCGGCGAACTCTATCGGCCGACTGGAATGTTCGGCGTACACTATTCTCCCGAGGGTTAGGCCTTCGCGTCGTCCCCTTCATCGAGCGCCGCCAACTCTTCCGCCGACATATTCTCTTCCCGCGGCGCGAGAATCGCTTTGGCCGCGATGCCGGAGTTCCGGTTGATCTTGGAATAATCGTGATCCGGCGAAGGCGTCAGCTTGAATCCGCGTTTCAAGGCAGCGGCTTCCTGTTTTTTCGCATCCGGCCCGGCTTCGATTTTGAGCACGCGGCCATTTCCGTGGTGATACACCAGTTTCGGAAATTCGTTTTGCGGGTCGCGCGGGTTGTAGGCCTTTTTCGGCGGATTGTTGATGTCGGTGATGAAGATGTCGTTCGAAGGCTGATCGACGGTGAAGTGATTTTCGGTGATGGTGCGAACGCTTTGGGCTGCGGGTGCCATAGATTCCTCTTGGTGTTTTTGTGCGAGCAGATTTTTACGGGTGCGGGTGTCGCGCGGGACTCCGGTCAGATCGAATTCGAGCGGCCAGCGTTCCCGCGGCGCTTTCCGGCTGGCTTCGTTCAGGGGCATGGGAAAAAAGACTGACGGCGGCTGCCCTGTTTCATGGCAAGACCTCCGCTCAATTGCGGCGCTCTATATCTGAGCTACGCGCCGTCAGTCAGTTCACAGCAACTTAGTAAAACGCGAAGTACGGTCCCTGCAACGTCGTATACGTCGTCGAGGGAGTGATCGTCGCCGGGATGGTGGCGTAGGTCTGCCCGGTATAGATCTGGGTCAGAGTGCCGGCGTTGCCGTCGGCGGTGGCGATCAGGTTCAGGGTGTCGGACGAGGACTGCGATTGCGAGCAGCCCCAGAACCAGGCCGGCCCCACCGCGAAATATTGCGCGGTGAAGGCAAACTGCTGGTACTGGCTGGCAGTGCCGGTCGTGGTGGTCGAGCCGGAGTTCGCGAGCAGGTTTCCCGCCGCATCGTAGAGAATCACGTTGCGGTGCCCGTTGGCCGTGGTCGCCCCGTTCAAAATCCACAACCCCGTCAACAGTTTGTCCTGGGGCAGATAGATTTGCGAACAGTACATGCTGGTGTTGGTGGTCGCGGTCGAAGTTCCGACCCCGGTCAGCACCGCCCCGCCCGGCGAAGGCGAGAACAGAATCGCCGGCGACTGGCCTTCGACGCCGCGCACCCATTTGCCGTTATAGCAATCGGAGTACACGTTGTTGGTGACGTCGATGTAGGGCAGGATCAGCGACGAGCGGGTGCAACTGCCGAAGGGATAACCAATCGGCGTCTGCGACTGGAAATAGTACGGAGGTCCGTACCAGACCACCGCGCCCGAAGGATGCGTCGAAACCCAAGTGCTCGGTCCGGCGCCGCGCGTCACGGAAACAGTTTTCGCCACGGTGTTGACCGCGTTCACAAAATCGGCTTCGCCTTCGATGTAGAGCATGGTCGCGTTGGCCGTGATGCCGGTCACCGACGCCAGCACGAAGGTGTTCGACTGCGAGCTGGAGCTGGTGACGGCGGACGACAGCGTGGTGAAAGAGACGTAGGTTTGCGCGAACGACAGCGAGGCCGCCAGGAGCAAACCACAGAGAAGCAGCGAATTGCGTAGTGTGTTTTTCATGGTTGTATGTGCCCGGAGGAAAATCACCAAATCATGTTGATGTGATATTCGCCCGAAGCTCTCCTTTTAGGCTCCCAGCAATCCAACGCAAGCGTTGTCCTGGTAGAGGTTGCCGAAGCCGCCCACGGTGTCGAAGCGGTTGATCTGCAACGAGTGGTAAGCGTCCCAGGCTTTCACGAAACGCACCGGAATGCCGGTGGCCTTGTCTTCGGCCTGCGAACGGGCTTCGACCGCTTTCGGCAGATAGAAGCGCATGCCGACGATAGCGAAGGCGAACGGGGTCAGCGCCAGGCCCACGGTGCCGGTGGCTCCGTTGGGGTTGGGCGTGCCAGGGAAGAGCGTGAGCGCCGCGCCGTTGACCGGCAGGTTGTCCACGTTCTGATACTGGCTGGGGTTCTGATCCGCTCCCGGCCCATAGATGGCGGGCAGGAAGTTCAGGACATCCACTCCACCACCCACAGCGGTGAGAGCCACGGTGACGGTGAAGGTCTGCACTTGCACCGGTCCCGGAGTGCGGCGCGAGCGCGGGTTGACCAGGTTCACGTTGGCGATGCCGAACTTATCGCCCACGTTGAAGGTGTCGCCCGCGGTGGCGGTGATGGTCAGCGAAGTTCCCGACTGGCCCGCGCCGTTGACGGTGACGGCCGCGGCCCAGGTGCCGGCGGTGTGCGAGTACAGGTTCTGCTCTTCAAAGACATCGAAGGTTTTCAACTTACCCATCGAGCCTTCCTTGAAAGCCTCGGTGATGGCATCGGTCGGCTGGAAAAGAGAAGTGACCGGCGTATTGATGGAGTTGGTCTGCATCGAAGACGAAATCAATGCAGCGCGTTTCTTCGACAGGTACGATCCGGCCTTTTGCAGCAGGCGAGCGCGGGCCTGGTCGAGAAACACGATGGAGGTCGGATCGGTGCCGAGCGAGCCCACGATTTGCGAAGTGTTGTTCTTGGCAAACAGCGCGGCGCGGGAATCCCACTCGTTGGCGAGCTGCACGCCGGCCGGAGCCAGGTATTGCTCGCGAATTTCTTCCTCGGAGCGCTCGGCCTTGACCGCGGCTTCGTAATCGTCCCACTGGAAATCGATGCCGAAGGGCTCGTCCAGCGAAATCGTGGTCGAAATGCGGTTGATGCCTTGCGGGTTGTATCCGAGGCCGTTGCGGATGGTGAACTGTTGCGGGAACTTGACCTGAATCGTGGTGCCGACGGCCCACGCCTTCTCATAGTCTTTTTCCCAGTCGTGGTTGAAGTATTCGGCAACCTTCAGAGCGTTCTTGAGGTTGCGCAACACCTCCATCGAAATCCAGGAGGTGTTCAGGAATAGGTTGGGCATGGAAGTTTATTTCCTCTTGAGGCGCGCGAGTTCCTTGGCGTTTTGGGTGCGCTGGTAGGTCTCGAAATCGCCATCGTCTAGGGCTTGCTCCACCGCGTCTTTGGCGACGGTTCCCTGGCCGGAAACCTGGTGCGGTGGGCGCGAAGCGCGGGTGACGGGTCGGACAGAGGAAGAATCGTCTGTTGGGGATTCAGCCTGGGAACTGCGCGAAGTGCGGGAAGCGGTCGAAGCGGCCAGCGTGTGCGCGAGCACGGCCAGCCGCGAAATCTGCTCGACGTTCGTGAGCTGATAGCGCGTGCCGTCCGGGATGCGCGCGAAAATTGCTTTGACCGCCGGATCACTGACGTTTTTCATCAGGTGATACAGCAATCCCGCGCCCCGGTCCGGCTGCGCCAGCAGGAAGTTGTCGATATGCGAGCCCGTAGTGTAAAAGATCGGGCTTCGTCCATCGGCTTCCTTGGCTTCGATGACCGACTTGACGGTCTGGTCGTAATCGGGGTGAGCGGCGCGCACTTTCTCGACGTGTTCCGCCCGGCTCTTGTCGATGGCCGCGAATTCCTGCTGCTGTGCCGTCTTCGTCGACTCTTCCCGAAAGCCCTTGATGGCCTCTTCGCGATTCCACTTGGCATGCGCCGAGAGGAAATCGTTGAGAGTCTTAAATTTCGGCTTTCCGGTTGCGTCCAGGTCGTCGATCTTTGGTTCCGCAACAGCTTTTCCGGCTTCGGCCTGCGTCTCAGTGGCAGCGGGCGAAGGCTGCGCGGTTTCACTGCGTCGTTCGGGCTGAGACGATTGCGATTTCAGGCGGGCGATTTCGGCGCGGGCTTCCTTGAGTTCACGTTCGCGTTTTTCCCAGCGCGTTTCCCTGCGTGGTTCTGTCCTCTGCGTTTGTGCGGTTGCCGAGGCCGCGGCTTTGCTGGCGTCGTCCTGGTCCTGATCTTGCTGCTCGGACGCTGCCGAAGCGTCCTGTTTCGCTGGCGGAGTTTTCTCTTTCCCGGTGGACGATGCCGCGTCGTCCGGTTTCTCTGACTTGAATTGCCCTGTGAGGCGATAGTGTTCATCGTCCGGCAGGAAGCCGGTTTCGATCGCTTCATCGAGCGATTGCGGGGTACTGAGGACTTCTTCGGCTGCCGAGGCCGAATCGTTGCTGACGGTTGTGCTCATGGGATTGTGTTCCTTGGTGCGCTCTGACGCGGCGCGGGCGAGGTGGAGCTAAACTTGGGGTGTGGCCGACGAGAAGAATTGGCAGTCAGGCAATCAACAGCCGGCTGCCTACCTCGAATTTCCGATGAAGTTCACACGCGCAGGCCTGGAACCGCTTTCCGATCAGGCGCTGGCAGAACTGCTTCGCAGCGAAGACGCAGCTGATGTCGCGGATTTTCATCTGGTGATTACTGAGGTCCTGGCGCGGCTGTTGGTGCGCCCGGTTGCCCCGGCTGCAGGCTCGGGCTCTGCGCCGCCAAAGTAGCCAGCTGCTGTTGCTGCTGCGCGTCGTGCTGGTGCTCCATCGCCTGCAAACCAGCTTCGTGCGCCGCGGTGTGGTTCTCTTTCCAGTAGGTTTCGTACATTTGCGCACGTTCACTCTGGCTCTGCGATTTCGCGCTGATCTCGGCAATCAGAATCTTGATGTCATTCGCCAGCTGCGCCCGCTGGTTGTCGCCGTCTTCCTTCATCTGCTGCATGATCAGCTTGGTTTGCTGTTCGAGAACTTTTCCGGCGCGTTCGAGGTGCAGTGCGGAGTTCTCCTGGATGGCCTGCTGGAGTTGCTGCTGCAGCTGTTGGATCGCGGCCTGCGCTTGCGGGGGCATATTGGGATCGGGCGGCGGCGGATCGAAGACATCGGCGATCTGCTGGCCCACGGGGCCGAGCGTCGGGCGCATGCGGATTCCGAGCGCGAACACTTTTGCGGCGGGCGTTCCCGGTTGTGGCAGGTTGGCGATGTTCTGAATCAGCGTGTCAACGAAATCGTCCTGCTCTTCGCGTTCCGACTGGTAGCTGGGTCCGGTGTCGATGGTCACATCGAATTCACCCTTGCCGGTGTGCAGATGCCCTTCGTCGAGGCCCTGTACTTCATAAGCTCCCGTGGTATCGTCGATCGGGTGTGAGGTATTGCCAACCAGTTGCATCGTGGATCGCTTGCCGTCGGGCGAGGAGATCGGCATCTCGCGCTGGGTGTCGAGCACGGGTGTGATGAGTTCGTTGATCTGCCAGCCCATGTTGTGCAGGAAGCCGTTTTCGTAGCGATCGACAAACTGAAAACTCCCCAACGACTCCATGTCGTCGATCTTTTCAAGAGCTACACCGGATTTCTGGTTGCGGCGTTGCGCGGCATCCGGAAGGGGAGTGATCCCCATGGCGGCCTGCACAGCGCGCCCAGCTGCATCTTTCGCGACTTCCCACACCTGAAAATTCGGCGCCCATTGCGGTCGTGCCGGAACCGGCAGTACGGTTTGCGTGGGCTGATCAATGACGATATCGGTCTGCAAATAGGCGTGCGGCACTTTCGTGACTTCGCCCCAGGCTTCTTTGTCGGTTTCAAATTGTCCGACGTAGCCGACGAAGGGTGATTTCGGAATCTGTCCCGCTTCCTCGCACTCCCCCGACGCCAGGTAGTCGAGCAGCATCTGCGGATCGCGGGCGAAACGCACCATCGAAAGCAACTGACGCTTGGGCTTGCCGCCTTCGGTGGTCCAGCGCTCGAGCCCGAAACACGGGATGATCGGAATACGCGTGCCGTCCCAGGGAACCTTGTCGAGAATTTCTAACCCGTTGGTCATGTACTGAAACACTTCCGGGGTTTCCACATCGCGCTCACGGATGATCTCGACCGTATCGCGCGGGGACAGGAATCGCCCGCCTTGCCCGCGCGCGCCTTTTTGCAGCTCGTCTTCCCAGATTTCAGTCGGCCCGGCTTTGCCGCGGATCAGCAGCTTCGTGCGGAGTTGCGTGTGCACCTTCCAGTACTCGGCGACCTGCAAATATTTGTCTTTGATCCAGTCCGTGATCGTCGAATCATTCAAATCCTGATCGCCGAAGTCGGTAAGTCGTGCGCCTTTGTATTTTTTCTTGTACTTGTCCTTCGGCATCAGATCGAGAAAGAAGCCGTCGAGAACATCGCTCCCGCTCGGTTGTTTGTAATAAGGCGAGAGCAGCACCGTGTCCGGGTTCATCACCGGCTTGATCAGGATTTCCAGGTCGAAGCCGTCACCCACATACTCCGTGCGGATCACCGCGAAGCCGTAGCTGCGCTCGATCATCGACTGGAAAGCATTCAAATAAATTGGCTGGGCCTGCGAACGCTCTTCGATGCCCATAATGGCGGCGCTGCGTTTCTGGGCATCCTGGTCGTTCGCGCCGTTGCCCTTGGGGATCGCTTTGATGGAGCGTTTCGATTTGCGGACGTTGCCATTGACCTGGGCGAGAAACTGATTCAGCTGGTCGAGGTGAATGCAGGGGCGCCCGGAACCTTTGCGGGCGTCGCGGTCCTCGTCCGACCAGGGGCCTTCGGGGGAGATGGCGCGCATGTCCTCCGCCGCTTCATCGCGGATTTCGCGCCAGGCGTCACGATAGTCCTGGTAGGCGTCGCGAATTTCTTTGGGGGTAGGGTCGGCCACGGCTAAGATTCAGAAATGAGAGATGGATTGTTGGGACTCGCGCTCGGCGCGGTGCTCGTGATTGCGATTGAAGTTGCGCGGCATCTCTACAACCGTTACTGAAGCAAAACCTTCGGAGCCGCGCATCGCGGGCAGTGACACTTCTCGTCGTTGAATTCCCAGCCCAGCCGCCGCGCGTCGCGGTAGCCGTCCTGCTCGTCCCACACGCGAATCTTTTTCGTCAGGTCGCAAAGCGAGCAGGTGAGCCTCATGGTGGCCCGTCCGGGCACGTGTGGCGGACAATAGGTTTTCGTGACACCGTTTCTTTCTTCCCAGCGCCAGCCCGCATCGTGCGCTGCTTTCACCGCTTCCTTCCGGTGTTGCGCGGGAAAGGCCGCGGCGAGCGTGCATTTGGTGCAGACCAGTTCAAGCAGGCCCTTGGCTTTCTCCCACTCGGTGGCTTCGATGGCTTCCTGCGCGATCTTCTGCAGCTTGTATTCGTCGGTCTCGATTTCTGAGACCTTGAAGGGTTGCGGCCAGTGCGGGTTGTCTTTGTGGATCACGTCCCACTGCTCGCGCTCCGCTTTCTCGTGGATCTCGCGCTCGTACACGTCGAGCGGCTTCGCGACAAAACACAGATGTGGACGGATGGCTTCGTAGGCGATGCGCCGCTCCTGTGGCTTCGTCGACATCAGCAACCCGCGAAAGGAATCGTGGGTTTTATAGAGCGTGGCAATTTGCGCGAACAGATTGACGTCGTCAATGCCACCGAAGCCGAGCTTTTTGAGCTCGTGGTTGATCTTCTGGCGCTGGTCGAGGGAGACGGGCATTTATTCGCCTTCGCCTGCTTCTTCTTCCATCGCGCTCGCCCCGCCGGGCGCTTGCTTCGGCGCGGGTGCGCCGGCGTCGGTCTGTTTACCCAGATGTTCCGCGACGTGATCCATCATCTCTTCGTGCTCGTCGGCCGAGAAGGGATGCGAGTGTTCGGTGTTCTCCATGAAGGCCGCGGATTTCGTCGCCTTCGGCATCATGTGGTGATGCACGGTGAAGCCGGTCAGTTTGCCACCCGCGCCGCGGTGGATTTGAATGCGCATCTCGCGCATCGGTTCGGTGTGCCCCATGTTGCCCATCTTGCCCATGTTTCCCATCTTCGCCATGTGAGTGTCCTCGTTGTGTTTGCGTTCCATCTCCCGGCCTTTGGCCGTTTCCTGGTTGCCGTGCATCGCCCCGATCTTGTTCATCACTTTGAAGGGCACGGCGGAGTTCTCGCCGTACTCGCGCTTCAGTTTGTCTTCCAGAAATTTAGGCATCAGACCGCTCCGATGTGGGGAATCCTGCCGAACTGCGCGTAAAATTCCGCATCGCTCAACAGTTGCACTTTGTCACACTTGCCACAGGTCTTTGCCGCGTGCTCGACTCGTCCGACCAAGCACGGGCGCCAACGATGAGCACAAAAGAACTGGCGAAGACGTTGGATCACTTTTTCTCCCACCGCTTACACCATCCGGTCAGATAGATCGGCGGCTTCACCGCTTCGCAGCGTGTCCCGCTCATGGCTTCGATCACGTGCCGGCAGTTGTCGCAGGTTTGGCCGGTGTAGGTCGAAACCCGCTGATACTTCACTGCCGAGTGCGACAGCTTTTCGGATTCAGGGCGTTCGGCCATTTCAGCGGCTCAAATCTTTTAGCGCGGCGTCGATCCTCATCACATAACCCGATAATGAAACATCCCAAGCACGAATGATGCGAAAGGCGATTCGGAGATCGTTGTAGCCGGCGCACGCTTCAGCACTTTTCGGCAGGTAAAGATTCATGAAAGCGATCTGTTTGCTGATCCCCGCCACTTTATGAGCCCACAATCTGGCGATCTCAGCAAGTTCCGAATCGGTGAGAGTCGTAATCGACGGCATCAGCAATTGGCCGGAGCCGTCGATATAGGAAAGCCCCTCACGGATTAGACAATTCAGTTTGCCGGTGACATTCCAAATCAGGCACATCTGCAAGGGTTGATAGCCGTTCCCAAGTGCGAACAGCCCTTCGTTGACCGCGTGAAAATCAACCCCAGCGGATTCCAGTGCATGGGTGAAGGCAGATGCGAGGCGGCGGCTCGTGGCCACCAGCGCCTCTTGGGTGTGAGTTAGGTTGTGAATTGAATCTTGCAGTTCTGGGGAGCTGATCATTTACTCTCCGTGATTTCGAAAATTCCCAGCCCGCCGGTGTGTGCGTCGACGGGCCGGGATGAACCAGCGCTGGTTGATTGAGGGGAGGTCGGTGCGCTGGGAACTCTTTACGACGGGTTATCGGCCAGATACGCCCCTTGCGCGGCGGTCGGGCCGTAGATGTAGATCTGGCCTTTCGATGTGGCGTCGGCGCCGAGTGACGTCGAGCCCACCGAGAGGCAATCCATCAGCACGATCATTCCGCCGGCTGCTGCGACCATCTTGATTGCGCCGGTGAGGGCGGTCGATCCCGACTGAATCGCGTTCAGGAAGGCGCAGCGCTTGAACAGGTTGTAGCGATCGACCGAGGAGGCTGCATTGGCCAGCAGAAAGAATTGGTTACCGTCACTGGAATCGATGGGGAAGGTGCAGTCTTCGAAAACGTTGCGCGTCGAGCCGTTCTGAAATTCGACCGAGGCGTTGGCGTTGGTACGCTGCACCGTATCAAGGCCGATGTTGCAGTGATAGAAGGCATTTTCCTGCCCACCGCCCGAGATCAGCAGGTTCCGCGAGGTCGCGGAAGCCGATGCCGTGGTGTCGCCCATGCCTTCGAAATCGCAGTTCGCGAAGACGTTGCGCACGCCGGTGATCGTCATCAGGATGGCAGCCGCGATGCCGATCTGGTTCGCCGCCGCGCCCTGAAACCAGCTGAGGTTCGAGAACAGGCAGCCGTTGCCGCTGACCGTGAAAAAGTTCGCGGTGATCACCAGGCCCGCGGTGAGCGGCGTCGCGATGCGCGCGCGCTGGGAAACTGCCGATGGCGCGCAGATGCCGAACAGGTGGGCCGCATTCTTCGACCAGGTAAAAGTCGTGATGCGCGCGGATCCGGTGGATTGCCCGTTGCCGATGAGCACCAGGGCGTCATTGAAGCCCGAGCGCAGCAGGGCATAGCCAGCCGCCAGGGATTGCACGGGACCGTGGCCGCCAGGCGTGACCGCCGCGGTGAGGCCGTCGTTGGTGTCGAGTCCGTTGACTGGATCGCAGTAGAAAATGTTTCCTGTGGTGCCGAAGCCGGCTTTGGCAATGGCCGCCTGGATCAGCTGCGCGGCCTGCAGGGTGAAGGCTCCGAAATTGACGATGCCCATCGGGGAAGTGTTCATGGTGTGTTTCCTTGTGCTGCGCGAGCCCTGGGCGGCGAGTCGGTAGATTCCGCTGCGCCGGGATCCATTAGGCTCGTAAAGCTATTTCGTGTGGTTCTGCGGAAAGATCGCCAGGCGCTCGGCGAGCACCGCGGCATATTGCTTCATCAACTCCAGTTCGCGGCGCAGCAGGTCCTGGTGCTCCGCCGGCAGCGTGAGAAAAATCTTCTCTTCGACGAACTGCGCCGCGGCGGCGAGCTTGGCTTCAAGTTGCTGCTTTTCGCGGAACACTTTTTCGACGTGCGGTTCCATCAGTAAAAACCTCGGGCTCGTTGCATCAGCGCGTTCTGGGGCTGCTGTGGCGGCATGGGCGTCATCGGTGGCGCTCCCGCCATCGCTGGCCGTTGTGGCATGCGTGCGCCCTGCATCGGCATTCCCATTCCCACTCGGGGCTGGGCCGGCATCGCGGTTCCCACGGGCGCGGCACCTGGTTGCATCGGTTGGCCTGGCATCGGTTGCGGAGCGCCGGCACGTTGCGCGAGAACGTTTTGCAGGGGTGCGATCATCGGTCAGTTCCAGGGAGAGTGCTTCGGTTTTGAACTGGAGGGCGTCGATGGTTTGCGCGGGGCAACCGGCATGGCAAACGTTAGAGCCAGGGCGTCGCCATCGTCGGGCGAACTGGAGTCTGCGCCCATTTTCGCCAGGCGCTTTTTCATCACATCCTTGGGCTCAAGCTTCACGCGCTGCAGGCGGTCGGAAACCAGTATCGGTTTCGAGAGATCCGCTTCGAGGCCGGGATCTTTGTCGATGGCGCCGCCCGATTCGAGCCAGGCTTTCATCTTTCCCCACATCTCATCGCGGCGATAAGCAAACTTGGGATCGGTCGAGTCCTGGCCGAAGTTCACTTCCATGACATTGGTGTGGCCGAGGGCGCGCAGCCGTGCGGCCACCGGGCCGGCAATGCCAGCGGAGTCGCAAAACAACATCGCAATCTTTTCCTGGTTGGGACCGTAGCTCCGCGAGAGTACGTCGGCGAGCTTGCCGATCATCACCGCGGGCTGGCGAGTGAATTCTCCTTTGACTTTGATCGAGGGGATCGAGCGCGCGTCGTGTCCTTTGCGAAATCTAACGACGTTATCGTCAGCACCGCCCCACGCAAAGTCGACACCGGCCACCAGGGGATCATCAGGGAGAGACCGAGCAGCCCTGCGCTGAGCTTCCTGAATTGTCGCGAGGTCAATGTATTGCCCGGAGGCGGCGCGAGGTGGCAACCCACGGACACGGACTCTAAAGAAGTCAGAGTCCTCGCCATAATCCGCTTCCCATTCGGCAATTTCATCTTTGTTCGTGCCTTCGACTGTGCGGGAGTCGATGACATAAGTTTTCCAGCGATGGCGCTGGTTGCCGTGGGTGCAATCGTAGAAGTCTCCCGAGTTGAGCGTGGGGTTGCCGAACTTGAACCAGAGGATTTCCGTGTCTGCATCGGTGAGTGCTCCTCGTCCGACTTCGGCGGAGATGATCGAGGCAATTTCCGAAGCCTCGTCCATGATAATCACGATGCGCTTGCCCTGATTGTGGGCGCCGGCGAAGGCCTGGGCATTTTCTTCGGACCAGGGATTGAAATCACAGCGCCAGGTGCGATCGTGCGCGTCATCGCGGCTCTTGATCGATGCGACGTTCACTTCCCATTGCCCGGCGGTGAGCGCCATACGGAACCACTTGTCGCATTCCGGCTGCGTCTTGGTGTCGAGCTGGCCTTTGGTGTTGGCAGTGACGATCACCCGCGAATCGCCGAAGGTGTCGAGCGCCCAGCCGATGATCCAAGCGACGATGGTCGATTTGCCGATACCGTGCCCGGAGCTCACCGCGGCCTTGAATGGGGTGAAGCGCGTGTCCGGATTCTGCAGGTGGTCGCCCACATCTTTCAGGAGTTGGGCCTGCCAGGTGCGCGGGCCGGCATGTTTTTCGAGCGGCTTGTCGGCTTCGAGCCAGGGGTAAACGTAATTCACATACCCCAGCGGATCGTGGGCGAAGGCACCGATGTCTTCGGCGATCATTTCCAGTTCCTGCGGGCTGAGGGCTGTGGTGCTCATTTTTTCTCAGTCGCGCGTTTGCGGGCGCGCTCGATCACTTCGATGTAGCTAACTTTCACGTTCATTTCGATCGGCTTGTCGTGCAGGTGGTTCACGGTGTCGACCGGCCGGCCATAGGCTCGGTCTTCCAGATAGCGGAGCAGGTTGGTCAGCGGGATGATCGAGAATTTGCCCTGATAATCCGGTCCCTCGATTGCCCCTTTTTCTTTCTCACTCAGTGAGCCGTCTTTGTTGATCCCGAGCCGCCGACGTTCAAGTTCGATCAGCGATCCCCACAGCTGTTCTGATTTGGCTTGCGCTAAAACTTTACTGGCGACATTCGCGTTCGTGGGTCGCTGCAACTTGGGGCGCCCCATCTTCGGGCAGTTCCCGCATTTGCAATCCTTGGGGTGAGCGCGATTTCCTCCGGGCGGCATCTGGTACTAAAGCAGAAAGCAGGTGAAAGCAGAACTTATTTGGGGCTGATTTTCCTCAGCGCGCGGCGATATTTTTCCCGCGACACTGTCGGATTGCTGTGCAGGTAGTGCTCCAGCGAGCGCAGGCTTTTGTGTCCGGAAATATCCATGATCTCCCGCGTGCTCAATCCGTTAGCGTCCAGGTGAGTGAGAAGTGAAGCTTTCAAGGTGTGCGGATGCGACAGAATTTCCGACAAACCCGCCAGCTCGCCGTAGTGGTGAACCCGGCGCTGGAAGGTCCGCGTGGAGATCGGGAACAGACGATGCTTTCGGGGTGTGGAACGGCACAAAGCAAGCAGCGCCGGCCGCTCATTTAGAAGTGGATCGTCGTTCACTTCAAGCTGCGCTCGCTCCGGCTTGGAATGCTTCCCGCGCTGCACCACGAGGTAGTCTCCGACGATGTTATCTGCCGTCAATCCAACAGCTTCGTGCGCCCGAAGGGCATGCTGAAAAGTCACACACAGCAGAAGCCAATCTCGCCGGTTGCGGTCCCAGGCGCACTGCAAAAGCTGCCGAACTTCGGAAAATGAAAAGCAGTCCATAAGCTAGATTTGTCCGACTTTAGCCAGACTCGGACAGGGCGCGCAGCCTAGCTCACACCCAGCCAGCGCAGCGCGATCGGCAGCAGGAACTTCAACCCTTCCCAGGCCAGGCCGCTCACGATCGAGGTCAGCAGGATGGTGGATCCCCGGTAGCGCCGGACGCGGGCGTGCAGCATTCCCAGTTCGACGTCTTTCCGGATGCCCTCGCCTTCGAGCCGGCGGATTTTGGCCCAGGCTTCATTCAGGGAACGTAAGAGTTCCGGCCCATCGGCCCGGGTGTACTGGCGGGAGCGGTCAATCAGGTTCACCGTCCCGAGCTTCTGGGCTAGCGGGGGAGGCGGAGTTTCCAGACGCGAGTCGTTCACGATGTTTCCCGGGAAACAGCACGTAGCCGTCGAAAATCACCAACGCCAACAGGATCTCCATCTCCGGTTTCATCGTCAGACCAGGCGGGCAGGAATCCCGGATCGACTGGAGATTGCGCCGCGCCCGTGGGCTGTCCGGGTTGGGTGCGCCCGTGAGTTCGTCGAGGAGTGCGCGGATCAGGCTCACGCATGGCTTCAGGCTGTCGCACAAAATTCTGCGGCGGTATTCACTTTTTCAACCTGCTGGATCAACACGAGGACGGTTTCGACGGCCTCTTGATTGCGCTGAAGCTCTGCCGCCCGCGCCCCCAGCATCGTTTTCAAATTCACCAGCACTTCGGTCAGGGACAAGTTCTTCATGGGGCGGCGACGCGGGGCCGTAGACAGTACGACCTTGCGCGACTCGATTGCCGTTGTGATCTTTGTGGGGTTCGCTCGTTCCGGTTTGTGCCCGGCGATGAACTTAGAGCGCGGTCCGGTTTTGATGAATTCGGTTCCGCATCCGCACGCGCAAATCGCCTTGCCGCAGTTCAATTTCTTGGGCACGGTTTCGGGCTGCCGTTGGGCGATCTCTCGGTGAGCATCATCCACCAGTTTTTCCAGCGAATTATTCTTCGACTCCGTGATGAAGCGCGGGGTCTTGCCGTGCTTGTGGTCCCAGCAGAGAGCGGGCGTTGCTTTGCCGTCGTGCGACATTCCCTTCGGGATCGCCTTGTAGTGGGCGAGTACATTGGGGAAGCCCGCCGAAGCGCACTCCGCACAACGTTCATCCACCATGACGCTCATGCGTGCCCCATCACCGGCAGTAATCCGGACTGATAGTGCCGCAGAATGTCGTAGGGCAGGGGGTACGTGTAGGGGAGGGGATGGTCGCCGGGTTGCGGACCAGCTCCGGGGCCGGGATAGTCGTGGTCGAAGAAAAATTGGGGTTCGAAACGGACTCGGATGCAGTTCTGGACCGGGGAAACTGAGGCGGCGGCTTTCTTCTCCCGGATCGTGCGCGCCCCTTGCCATTCATGCGAGCCGCCTTCGACCAGACGTTCCGCTCGGGCGCGCGTGAGTTTGCGCGCTTTGCCGTCAAGACCGATGGCTGTGAATTTGACCGACAAGTGGGCGAGGGACTGAGAAACCCGCTATGGGAAGCGGGAAATGGACCCCAAGGCGCGCGGCACAACTTGCTTCCGGGAGGAAGCCTAACAGACGCAGCCACTCTAATCGAGGGGGAGCCGAAGGTCGAAGTTACCAAAGTACAGTGACCCTTCGCTACGTGATCCTCGGGTCCAAACCTGATATGCCGAAATCAGCCGCCATGCGAACGTCATCGAAATGGTTATGCGAGTCGTCCTCTCACCCTACGCGCACGAGCTCAACGGTCCCGGCACCGCGTGCGCCGAAGACTGTCCCGCCTGTAGGTGGGTAGAGGAAAATCTGCCCAAAAAGCGCGCAAGGATTGGCAGGAAATTGCCGAAATCCAGCCGGGTGTTGGTTACTTCGGTGACTCAGGAAGTGGGAGTGGGGCAATCGGCGTAGAATGAATTGAACCGACCAGCGAAGGATTCTCTAACCAGCCTTGAGCGGGTGGGGAGGAGAAAAAGCAGGGACTTTCCGGAGAGCGATCTCAAGGCTCTCAGGGGTCCCTGTTTCCCTTCTACGGAGCAGGGGCTCTGAGCGAGAGATCGCCGGGTCCCTGCCCACGGTCAGCGGGATGCGTTTCTAGTGCTTTTTCCAGCGCAACCGCCGCGAGTTGCGGAAGTCCTTCGCCATGAGATAGACCTGGTAGGCCACGAATGCGCCCATGGGCAGGGCGGAGAGTTTCAGGAAGAGGGTCACCGGGAGGCCTTGGCTTTCTTCTTAGGTCGATCAGCCCAGCGTGCGGCGGCGGCATTCCGAGCCCGTTCCTTGCGCTCTTCGGGGCTCATCGTCTTCAAACGAGCTTTTCCGCCTTTCCTGCCCACCTTGGCGAAGTATTCTCGAATTTCTGCCGAAGTTGCCATACCCAGCACCTTAGCAGATGCTAAGCGGGCAGGCAACAATTATCTTGACATGCTAAGCGGCCTTGAATAGAATTGTTCTTGTAGACGGCCCGACCGGATGTTCTAAGCATCCAGCCGAGCCTAACCACACGAACCTATATCGGAGGCTCACATGGCTGCCCAGCATCTTACCGCTCTCGCTTCCCCGGAATTTCCACAGGTCCTCGACGTCTGCTTTTCCCGGCTACAAGATCAGGTCGCGCGGGTGATGGCCCAGAGCTATCTCTCGGAGTGCGACTTCGAAGATCAGTACGGAGACTGCCGCCAGCGGGCCACCGTGCATCACCTGGAATCGGAAAAAGAGTATTGTGCGGATCACTTCCGGAAGGTGGTGCAACGTGGCTGATTTCACTCGCGGTCCGTGGAAGGTCGCCCACTCTGGTTACGCCAATTCTCCCTTCGTCATCTTCGCCGGGGATCGAGCGCCGAATTTCCGCACGCGTTTTCCGCTCTCCGGTGTCAACGCCATCGCTGAGATTTTTCACGATGAGAGCCCTGCCCATGAAGAGCAGGCCGCCAACGCTTCTCTAATCGCCGCCGCGCCGGAACTCTTCGACGCACTTGAACGTTTGCTTGAGAACGACGGGATCAGCAACCGCGAATTCGCCCGCAACGCCCTTGCGAAAGCGAAGGTGACCCGATGACCCACGCCGATCTCGCCGAATTCGAAACCCTCTTGCAGCGCCGCGAGCTGGCCGCCGTCACCTGTGTGACCGCCATCCAGTTCGTTTTGCTGATGTTTGAAGCGCAGGACTTTGAGCCCGCGCGAAAGTATTTGCAGGACGCGCTCGATCAGCACAAGGCGGCCGACGCCGCCATCGCGGCATTTCATCAACGACATTTCAAAAAGGAGAAATCGCATGCAGCCTAGCAACGGACAGTTCCACGAAGAGACACCGGCCGTCCTTTCCGCTCTGGTTCCGACCGAGCACGCGCTCTCGATTCAACGTGCGCCCGAAGTGGTACTCGAAGAGGCGCGGAAAGCGGCGAAGGCTCTGGCCGACGTCCTCGCCAACAAGCCAAAAAAAGTCATCATCAGCGGCGAGCAATATCTCCAGTTCGAGGACTGGCAAACGCTGGGGCGCTTCTACGGAGTCACGGCGGCCGCCAGGACAACGGAGTACGTCGAATTCGGCGACACCGAGGGCTTCGCGGCGACGGCCGACGCGCTGCTCGTCGTCAACGGTCAGTCGATCAAGATCAGCTCGGCCGAAGCGATGTGCCTGAACGATGAGTGGAAATGGCAGGACAAGCCGTTCTACCAGTTGAAGTCGATGGCGCAAACGCGGGCCTGTGCGAAGGCTCTGCGCAACGTTCTCGCCTGGGTTGTCGTGCTCGCGGGCTATCAGCCCACGCCCGCCGAAGAGATGGACAACGAAGAGAAGCCGCAGACCGTGGTTCCGCCGCGCCGCAAGTCGGTGCAGTCGGTGTCGCGCTCCGCCGCGGCCGCGGAATGCAGAGCGGTCGGCGAAAACCGCCAGGAACCGGACACGCGCAAAATCTCCGACGCCCAGCACAATCGGCTCTGGGCCATTGCCCGCGAATCGACCGTGCTCAAGACCGAGGTCCGCGAGCTGGTGCAGCACTTCGGCTTCGAGGACACCAAGGACATCACGCGCGACAAGTACCAGATGATCTGCGCTCGCCTGTTCGAGCTGGGGAAGGAGTAGGCGATGGCGAGCGCCCTGTTCAATCCCATCGGCCACGTCTACACCCACGAAGGCCGCGTCGTGCCCTCGGTCACGCAAGTGTTGACGCTGGCCGGACTCGACGAGCTGGCCGGAGTGCCGCGCCGCTGCCTGGCGCGCGCCGCCGCCCTCGGAACCGCGGTGCATTCTGCTTGCGAGTTTCTAGATCAGGACGATCTCGATCTCGACTCGCTGGATGCGGAAATCGTCGGCTATGTGCTGGGCTGGCAGAAGTTCAAACAGGAGCACGAATTCTCCCCCGTGGTGATCGAGCGCCGCGGCATCTCGGCTGGCGAGGAACAGTTGACCTACGGCTTCTGCCTCGACCGCATCGGCATCCTCGGCGACCGGGAAGTGCTCGTCGATATCAAGACGGGATCGAAAGCGGCCGCGAGCTGGGCGATCCAGACGGCCGCCTACGCCGAAGCGGAGAACTTCGACGGGGAACGGATGAGCGTGCACGTCGCCAAAGATGGCAGCTACACCCTGATCCCGCACCCGGACGAAAACGACTTCGCAGTCTGGCACCACGCGCTCGAAATCGCCCACTGGCGGCTCGGGCATGGGGCTAGGATTCGGTAACCACCTTCTCGGCCCACCAGCCAGGGCTTGCGACGCCGAGAATACCAACCGGGAGGTCTGACGGGTGGGACGGACCTCTCAAAGATTTGGAGGAGGAATTGTGTTTCGATCCGAAGCTCAGCAGTGCCAGGCAATTCGCGTTCTTCTCTCGTCTCTCAACCTTCAACATCTCTGGACCGAAAAAGGTCCGACGCGCCAAGCCTGCGATTATCTCGAAGGTTCTCCGCTCTCTCACGGCGAACAGGTGATGCTGCGATGCGCCTTTGATTTCTGGAATGGCGAGGGCAAGGTCACGCTGTATCGCGATCTCCTCGGTGTGCTGGATACAGCTCGGCTCGAAAGCGTGCTGACTCTCGCCTCAGCCGCGAATGCTGGCCTAGAAGCGGTGGACAACTGGATCGCAGGCCAGCGCGTGCGCGAACGTCAAACTGCCGCCAGAGAGGAATTGCTCTTCGCCCTCGTCGAACTTGTGTCCGCAGTACAGGACGGCCAGCGCCGACATGCGGCAGGCGATCCGAACGCAATTGCCTCCAACTTGATCTCGGCCACACTCAACCAAGCCCTGAAAGCGATTATCAAACATTGATCCGCCGAAGACCCATCCCCAAGTTCAAGCTGCACCCGCCCGTCTCCCAGCACTACGAACTCATCCTGGATGGAGCGGTGAGGCGATACCGGGGATGGAAGGGAAGTCTGCACCGAAACTCCAGCCGGACGCCGGGAATATCTGCGCCGACTCGACCGCATGGTGCAGCGCCAGGTCTTCCGCTGTGGAAAATGCCGACGCCGCATGACGCGATCCGCCGCGACTTTCGATCACTGGCCGATCAAGCGAGGGATGGGAGCCGCGTTCCGGGATGATCGCGTGGAATTGCCCGACGGGAGCGAAATCAACCGGGCGGTACATTGGACCTGCCAGTGAGGGGAGATCGGGGCTGTGGCGGCGTCCTAGCGCAAGGATTGGGGCGAATTTCAGAGCAGGGAGAGTTGCTGGTAGTCCGGCGGCAGGATCGCGCCAGGTCGTCGCCGCTTCCAGTCTTCATAGGCTTTCTGGTGCAGCGGGCAAAGGTGCTTGTCGGGGCCGACTTGCTGGGCGTGCTTGGCGCAGATCGGGGCGTCGCAGGTGCCACTTTTCCGCTCGCGAACTTTCCAGTCGCACTCAAAGTCACAAACGCGCCCACAGGCACAAAACTTTCGTCGGCGGCCGCGCATGCCGCAGATGATCGCAACACCGCCGTCGGGAAGTTTAATGTGCTCGCACATTCGGATCGACACCGGGAGAGGGGTTGGGAGCGAGGCCCAGGTGCTTGAGAATTGCGTTCGACAATTCCCGCAGAACATCGGCCAAGGGGCATTCGCAATTCGACCAGCCGCGATGCTCGTGCAGATCGGAGTGGGCCGAACCGAGCCGCGAAATGAGTTCACGAACCTGAGAGAGCCGCATTTCGAGGATCACGGGATCGGGTCGAGGCTTGCGCTTCACTTCTTTTCTCCCGACAACGTGCAAATGCAAACCGTCTCGGGCGGCACCTGGTACGGCGTGTAGTGCGGGTTCCCCTCGTTGATGCGGTTCATTAGCTCCAGACACGCTTTCAGATCCCCGTGTCGAATGTCCAGGACTCCGGACGCGATTCCGAGCATGATCAGGACTCGTTCGTAATCTTCCCGGCTCATGGTGAGCACCACCTGGCCGTCCTTCTCGGAGTAGCCCATTGTTTCTACGCCTTTCGTCTGCGAACTTTGTCCCGGTGGGATGGGGCCCTAGCGCGACAAGTGAAACCAGTGCATTCTCCGGCTCATTGCAGCCTTGAATCCGGGCCGCTGCCAAACACGCTTTCTCGACTTCGACATCTTGCGCAGAGAAGCAGCGGAATGTCGTGCGCCCAATTTCATCGCAGCAGCCTCCACACGTGATACCAAGCGTAAATCAGCGCGGCCAGCAGGAGCACCGCACCCGAGCCGAACAATCCCCAGAATATTTTCAGCTCGCTCACCCGCGCCTCCCCATCTCTTTGACCGCCTCGTCCGCTTCGTTGGCGCACTTCACCCAGGATTCGGCTTCCGCTCTCCGCCCACAATCGTAACCCTGCTTCCAGACGATGAGGAAGATGTCGCGCAGCAGGGTGCAGAGCAGGATACCGGCAGCGATGCCCAAGATGATCAGCAGGGAAGTGGTCATTGCTTGATCCGATCCGCTGAACGTTTGAATAGGTCCGCAACATCATCGAGCATCTCGGCTTGGTGCGGATTCGTCGAGGCGTTTGGCGAAAGCATCGTGCAGAGCGCGTGGTGTCCGGCCTTCGAGTGTTCGATGTTAAAACCGACAGCGCAAATCAGATCAAAGCCGTGTTCGTGAGCCAAAAGGCAAAGTCGAATGAAGGCCTCCCCCACCGGCCTCGGCCACTCGCTGTTTTCTACCCCACGCTGCAAAACCACTTTACCGCTCATGCCGCCCTCCGTATCGAATCCGCCTTCATCTCGGTCAGACAGCGCAGCAACACGTTCGCCGCCTGCACATCATCGGAGGAGCGATGCCGCGAGCGCAAATACCAGATGGCGTGCCGCACCAGCCGCAATGCGACCAGGCGCGTCGGCGGGGAAGTCTGGCTCACTTCGTGAAACCAGCTCTCTTCCCAGCGTAAAAGGCTTTCCAGTTCTT